CGCTGCATGCGAGCGCACGGATGACCGGCGAAATCACCTACGAGACCTTGAGCATCGAGAGCGGCGCGCAGTTTGAGGGGCAGTGCAAGTCGCGACCCTACAAAAAGACCTGATGCCGGTTGATCAGGCCAGTGGATCTGCGGCGGTGTAATGCAGCACTACCGGGATGACGGCCGCCTTCAGGCTGGCCGCACCCTCGACCGGCAGATCCACGGGACGCGGCGCTTCCGCCTCGACCCAGTCGCAGAGCCCGCCCAGCGTCCGGTCGGCGGCGAGTGCCACGCCGATGCTGGCGGTCAGCGTGTCGAAGGCTGCGTCACGGTCGACTCCTTGGACAACGGCCTCGATCTCCGCGCGGTGCTGATAGTGGTAGGCGAGCGGCGATAGCGTCACCTCTGGTTCGCCCGGTTCGCCGTCGCGCAGGATCAGCAGCCCCTCGGTCGGGACACGCTCGGGCAGCACCTCGCCGCGCAGGGCGGTGGCAGGCAGCGCCGAGAGCCGTGCGTGCAGCGCACTGAGGATGGTTTCGCGAGGGGTGGGCATTTCTGAATGCTCCTGAATGACGCTCCGGGTCGTTCAACCTGTTGCGCCGTGTATCTGTGCGCTACCTTGTCCTCTGCAGGCATTTCAGGAGACGCGCGTGGGCCAATGGATCCCAAGCCGGATGGTGATGGCGAGATTTCTCGGCGCCGCCCTGCTTGCGGTGCCGGTTCTCGGCTTCGCAGCCTATTCCCTGCGCTTCGGGATGCGCGGGCTTGGCCTCGATCTGTCGCAAGAGACCTATATCTACACACCAGACGGGTCGCTTCCCAATCTGGCCATTTTCTCGCACATGCTTCTGGGCGCGGCAGTGATGGCTCTGGTCCCGCTGCAACTGATCAATCGGGTTCGGATGCGCCATCCGTGGCTGCACCGCATGACCGGCCGCGTGATTGTCATCGCGTCAATCCTCGTGGCACTGGGCGGGCTGATTTATATCGCAACGCGCGGCACCATCGCGGGACCGCTGATGGATCTGGGATTCGCTCTGTACGGTGTTCTGATGCTCGGGGCGGCCGTGCAGGCCATTCGCCACGCGCGCGCCGGCGATTTCGAACGCCACAGTGACTGGGCGCTGCGGTTGTTCGTGCTGGTGATGGGCTCGCTGATCTTCCGGCTGCACTATGTGATCTGGTACATCCTGACGGATGGGCTCTGGAGCAACGAGCAGCTGACTGGGCCCTTCGATAAGATGCAGTACTTTGCCTTCTACTTGCCGTATCTTGGCTTGCTCGAGCTCTGGCTCAGGCGGCGACGGTCAGTGCGCAGAGCCCAGCAGTCCAGGTCCTGCTGAGAGCCGCCATTGCGTATGGCTCTGCGGCAACACGCGATCCGCATTGCACGCGTGAGCGCAACGACCGCCAGCATCCGCTGCACGGTGAATTCCCACCGGCTCATGTTGGGGCATCAAGGGCTCCATCAGTCCGACCCCTGGAGACTAGAGATCGGAAACGGTCAACTGAGCCTTCGCCGCCACGAAGGTCCGCACCTGATCCTCCACGTCGCCGAACAGGTCATTATTGTGAATCTCCAACTCACTTATCGCTCGGTTTGCGGCGTCGATCCGTTCCTTTTTCTTCCGACCGGTCGTGTCGAACAGGTTGTCCATACCCGGGGATTTCAGCAGGGCGATCGCCTTGCTGAGGTCTTTCGGGTCATCGGGATCAAAGATCTGCCACTTGCTGAGAACTGCCCGAAGGGCCCGCTCTCCCTTGCCAGACAACTGCGCTTTCACCTGCGCCTGCGTGCCTGTGACAGCCCATGACGGATCGTCCTGTTGACGCCCCGCAAGGTAGTTGTGTGCCAGCATCAGCAGGTTATCGGCGGCCTGCGGTGTTGAAACGTTGCCGACCGGAAGCACGTTGCCCTGGACCGGGTCATTCGTGGGTGCAATTCCACTTTGGTTGATGATCTGGTTCATGACGGTGGTTGCGTCCGTGAGGTCATAACCCACGCATTGTTCTATCGCCGTCCAGATCGCCACCCAGGCGACCTTGTGCTGACCCTGTTCCGCTTGCTGGACGCCCTTGCTCCAGACCGGTGGCCGGTCTTTGCCCTGGGCTGAAAATCGCGTCACCAGATAGCCGCGCACTTCACCAGGCTGAACTGAGGACTTCGAACGATCCGCGTATTTGAGTGCCAACGTCACGTACTTCGTCTGGAGCGTGATATCCTTCGGATATGGCGGCTGGCCGATACGCTGAAGTGCAACCGATCGGTCCGCGAGCCGTTGCAGGGCATGAAGCCTCTCTACGGACGCCGGGGCGTGAACATCAGCTGAGTGCGCGCCTGCTGCAGGGTGGCAGGGCGTTTTCGGTCGCTGCGAAGCCCTCTGGCTTCGTTGAATTTCCGAATGCTTTCTCAGGTTCGAGCTCCATTGGCCCGCGATCAGCACCGCTCCCGCACTCTATGTTCAGGACTTGTGCTCTGCCAAGGCCGCAGCTGAGGTTGGCTAGCCGATCTGCTCCTCCACCCAATTCGCAACGATCAGCCCTGGCACGCTGTCGAACGCCCGGTCTGCATCCCGCGCCAGGTCGAGCCGCTTCGGCAGCTTGACCTGCGGCACCAGCAGGAAGATCGGCGCGGTGACCTGGTTGCGGCCGGTCTTCGAGCGCGACACCACCGCGCGGCCCTTGCTGTTCAGCCGCCCCTCGGCCACCAGTAGACTGGGCCCGCGGCGCCGATAAATGAACCTCAGCCGCAGTCCGGTGCGCCGCTCCCATTCGCCGGGGGTGATCCGGCCGCCGCGGAGGGACTTGCCGGCTGCCGGCGTGGGGATCGCCAGCCAGAACCCATTCTTCGAGCGGATCAGCGGGCCGGTGTCATGTGCGCCGACGATGACCGGCGCCTTGGACCAGACCAGCGCCGCGGCGTTCAGGCTCTCGCCCGACCTCGGGTAGCTGGCGAGTCGGATTGAGTTGGCAAGGCGCTGTCCGAGCCCCGCGCCGGTGATCTGCAACCGCCAAGCGGTCTTCAGCCCGGTTCCGGCCTCGCGCATGGCGGACGACACCGCCTTTTCACCGGCGGTGATCTCGGCCTGCATCAGGGCCGCGATGTCGGGCGCGATGTCGATCTTCAGCCTCATGACGGCCTCAGATCCACGGTCCAGACCAGCCGTTCGCGATCGCGGACCGGCTCGCCCTGGATCAGGAAGGCCTCACCGTCGATCTCGATGCGGTCGCCGGGGCGCGGGGTTGCAACTTCGGCCACGCGCAGGTCGATCCGGGTTGTCTCGGACCAGAGCCGTGCATCGCCGAACCCCGTGACCTCGTCCGCGCGGCGGGTGACCACGCGGACGAGGCGGGGCGCGCCGCCGTCGGTGATGTAGACCGCATCCTGGGCGATGTTGGGATCGCCGAAGAGCGTCTCGATGACGGCAGCGAAGACAAACATGCGGCGGCCGTCAGTTTGAGCTGTGCAGGCGGATGGCCAGGCGGGGGCGCTTGTTCACCGGCAGGATCGAGGCCTCGGTCATCAGGTCGATCCAGCGCCCCTTGGCGTCGATCATCTGGCGGGCGTAGAGCGGCAGGCCGATGGTGTTGGCGGTCTCGAGGAGGTTCGCCGGCCCGCCATAGGTGGTGAAGGTGTCGAAGGTGCCGAGCGGAAAGGCGATGACCTCGCCGGTGGGGATCAGCCGTTCCGAGGTTCCGTTCGAGAGGGTGACGGAGCCGTTGTATTCCTCGAAGAGGATCCCGGCGAAAGGGAAGGCGCGGCGCATGTCCTCGCGCAGGGGCTGGCCGCCCGTGGCCGAGAAGAACTTCTAGGCATCCTCGGTCTTGGGGTGGCTGATCAGCTTGTCGAAGAACTCCGAGCTGACCAGCGCATGCGCGGTGGTCATGGTCTCGCCCAGCAGGCTGTCCTCGATCGCGCGGAGCGTGGTGCGGACCTTGCCCTGGATGTTGGTGCCCGCGGTGCCGAAGACGTAGTCGACCGAGATCTGGTCGAGGCCGAACTCGGTGAAGTAGTTGTAGAGCGTGGTGCCCGCGCCGTCCTTCACGATGCCGCGCAGGGCGTTCATCTCCATGTACTCGCGGGTCTGGGCATGCTTGCGGCGCATCAGCGTCAGCTTGCGGTTCATCACCTCGACCAGCGGATCGGCCGCATCCGAGACGCCCAGCGCGGGCATGCCCTGGATGTCGGCGGGCAGGATCACGTCGTCATGCGGGATCCACGGCAGGGCGAAGGACCGCATGGAGCGCGCCTCTCGTATGCCCATGGTGCCGGGGGCGCCAAGCGGCACCGAGGGCAGCAGGCTGCCAAACCCAAAATTCGGGCCCGGACCAGGCAGGCACAGATCATCGCCATGCTTGAGCGCGGGGAGGACGCCTCCGTGGCGGAGGTCGTCGCCGAGACCGGATGGCTGGCCCACAGCGTGCGCGGCTTGATCTCCGGCGCGCTGAAGAAAAAGCTGGGGCTGCCGATCACGTCCCAGAAACAGGCTGACAGAGGGACTGTCTACAAGCTGGACGCTTGATCGGGATCATGACTCGTCGAGATCGATCCGATCTGCAATGTCCGGGGCGATCTGCCCGGAATGCAGCGACAACAGGATCAGCTTTGCGTCTAGCGTGTCACCTTCATCCAGTGCTGTTT